TTTGCCGGCAGTTTTCAATGCGATAGCCACGGCTTGTTCCTGTTTCTTGCCGTGGCTCATCTCAGTCTCGATGTTGCGACTGATGGTTTCCTGCGAGCTGCCTTTTTCTAGGGGCAATTAACCCTCGTTAAGATGAAATCAACTCGACGGCGAACCCTTGGCCTTCCCTTTCGCTTTTCCGGCATCAGGATCCCTGACATCTGTGGCTCCGACCGGGGGTGGCGAATCAACGCTGGCGGGAGTCGCGGGGGCCGGCGTAATCGGAATAGCCGGTGCATGGCCGGAAACCTTCTCGCCTTCTACGCGCGCCTGCATTTCCGCATAGCTCTCACTGCCTTGCATGGATGGTTTCGGCAGATCCAGGAGCTTTGCCGCTAGGATGACGGCTGCGCCCTGCTCATCCACGATCTTCTTGGCATCGGCCTCGCTTAACCCGGTTTTGTCCATCACATATGCGATGGCGTCGGCAACCTTGGCCGGATCCGGCTGCACCGGAATGACCGACTTGAGATCGCCCTGCTTTGGCTTGTATTCGGTCACGCCGTTCAGCTCGAGATATTCCTTCTCCGATGCACTCAGATTGTTCGGGACCGGCTGCGGGCCTTTTTCAAAAATGATCCGCGTGTAATCGGGAAGCGTGAGCTCGACGCGCTTTGGGAACCACAGAATGGTCGTCGGCCCTTCCGAGGCGAGTTCCCTGGCCAGCTTGATCTTGTTCGGATTGGCTCCGTAGCCTCTCGCGGATGACGCCACTCTTTGGAGATCCGCTAGTTGCTGCGCGTCAGTTTTCATTCAAGCTCCTAGCTTTTTAGCGTTCCCAGTAACCGAATTCCAGGCTGTTGAACGATGCGCCCGTGCCCGCATTCGATGGGAACCACAGATGGAGAACCAGGTATTGGCCTCCGCCGATGACGACCGGAGGCGCGGCAATCTGCCGTTTTACAGCCGTGGCCGTCGCGACCGCCGCGTTTTCCGCTTGTGTGTAATCGACAGTCCCGAACGACACAACATACTCATCGTTAACGGTAGGCAGCACGGTGCGAAGCGCGAGATTTCCGAAAACCAATCTGGCCGACGCGCCGGGACCGGGAACCGTCAGCGTGCCGCCAGTTGGAAACCAGATGGATGCCGCGCTTGGGAGGGAAACATCCATGTTCCCATTGTTCTGCGAGATCTTTGTGAAATTAGCGGTTGGCGTTCGATTGGCGTTATCGACCTTCGCGGCCATCCAGGCAGCCGTGCTCGAGGCCGGAGCCGTCGACACATTCATCTTCAAATAATCCGGATAAACCCGCGGCCCGCCATTGGCATTTCCGTTGCCGATGACGATGAATGCTGCCGTATCGGAAAAAACGGCTGATACTCCATAGGCAAGCGGCGTCTGTCCGGGCGTCATGCACGCAGTGAAGTAGGAACCTTCATCAGCCAGCAAGTGCTTGGTCGAAACCAGTGACAGAACGTAAGCCTCGCCATAGGAGCCGCCGCGCTCACTCTGTGGGCTGCCATCAACAAGTGGATTCGGCTTGTTTCTTCGTGCGGCTAGCACGAATGGCGTTGTTGACATTAAGGACTCCTTCTAAATTTAGCCTATCAACTAAAGCCGCCTAAATCTGGTCGAAGTATCCGGCCGTGATCGCGTACACGAATTCGATGACGCCCAGGCGGCAAAAATACGTGCTCTTGTGATAGATCGAATCGAACTGGATCGGTGTGCGCTGGAGCGGAGTCATCGGATACCGCACGCGATCCTTGTCCTTGCTGTAGATCACCATGCGATCGTGCCCGACTGTTCCGAGCGTGCCGCCAGCGCCGCCGCCAATGAGCCACTTCAGCGGATAGATCTTCAGTTTGCCCGCGCCTTCAGTCTTGGCGATCAGATTGTTCTCGAGAATGTATGTAAGGACCGAGACTTGTGCCGCCAGGCCGATCTTCTGTGTGGCCAGTTGGCCATACTGCGCAGGCGGGATCAAGATGCGGTTCGGCATGACCGCCCATCCGGAATTGGCCCACACTGTCGTCAGGCCCTGGTTGATATCGGCCAGGATCTCATCTGGAGATTTCTGTGCCCATGTAGTGGATCCGAAAGAGCCGGCGACTACGTTCGTGGTCGTTCCGACCGTGCTGTTTACTAGCCCGGTATCGCCGTTTGCAGTGTCACCGATGTACACCTGCTCATCGATGTCCATCTCGTGCTTGAGGCGCAGCGCGTTGAACTTCTGGACGTCGATCGGACGACCCAGGCGCGCGGCACTCTCGATCTCGAGAATGGTGTACTTGAGCTCGAGAGCCCACGGACGCAAGGGGTGCGGAATCTTCGCGATATCCACGTCGACGCCGGCAATCTGATCCGTGGTCTTGCCGATCCATGCCTTGCCACTGCCAATGGTGTTACCAGTGCCGAGCCCGCCATTGCTCGCATAAGTCGAGGCCGTGAAGCTCGATACTTCATCGGCGATCGTCACATCCTCGCGCAGATCGATGTCGCGGCCCCAGGAAACGGCCACGAGCGGTTCATGAAGTGTCTGATCGAGACGCTCGAGTTCTCCGACGAAGAACGCGCCGGTCGAGTCGACCGTCTGGCCATCGGCGGTCTGGACCGAGAATGGCAGTTTGCGGCCGAGTTCGTTGCCGCGAGCGTCGGTTTGGCGGCTCATTCTGTCGAAGGTCATGAAGTCATCGAAGAAGCGGACTCCTTTGTGAAGGTGGCCGCCAAACGAACCATGCTTTGATTGCATGTGGTTTTACTCCCTTTGCTAAATGAACCGCTGCTTACCGAATCCGATTACAGGTTGAAGCCGAGCTCCACGATTCCGGTCGCGTCAGCAGGACCGTTGAAATAACTCTTGCCGTCCGTGATCTGGACCTGCGTGCCAGCCACAGCATCAACCGACCAACCACCGACCAGATATCCGGTTCCGGCTACGGTCGTAACCCTGGGCAGAACGCCTTTGGTCGCGGCCGCCGCGCCCTGAAGCGTGACCAGGATGTAGCCGCTCTTGAGCACGTCGATAGGCTGTGGTTTCGCCGGCGCCGCCGCTCCAAATGCCGTCTGCCCGAAATCCGCGGTCGTGGCTACCGGTTGGAACGGGTAGGGCCTGACCGCCACGCCATAGATCAGCGCCGCGGTATCGCCGCTCTGCGGAGCGCGCACGCCGTTCGGAGAAGCCTGGTCTGCCACCACGGCCTGGCCGAAGAAGCTCAGGACGTTCGTGGCCGCTGTATCGACCAAGCATGGCTCGATGCCGGCAGGGTGCGTGCGCGTCACGTTCCCGGCAAAGCCTGCGCCCATGCGGAACGTGAAGGCCACTCCATCAAAGAACCGCGCGCGGTGAATCACGAACCGTCCGTCTCTCCGGCGCTCGAATGGCTGATCGCTGACGAACGTCCCGAACCGCCGAATCAGTTCCCGCGTCACGTGGATAATTTTCATCGCTCGCTCCTGGCAAAAAAAATGGCCGGCCCGGCACATCGCTGTGTCGAAACGGCCGATCTTTATCTCTTCCCGCTCTTTACCTATCGCGGGAGACTTGGATCACTGGCCGCTAAACTTGTGTTTCGTAATTGCATCAACGCTGAAAATCCGTCCAGCGCTGAAATTCACCGTCATCGTCCCGTTGGGCTCTTCCAGCATTTTCTTGACCGCGAAGTAGAGCTCCCTGGTCACTGGCAGAGGCTTCAATCCTGAAGGCCCCTGTATCTGAAACTCCGATTCCAAATTATCCCCAGGCTTCGCGATTGCGCTTGTTCATCTCAGCCAAAGTCGGTATCTGGTTGGCAGGCTTGTTATCGCCCGTCTTTCCGCCATTGGTCGCGGACCGCGCCGCCAGGGCATTCGCGTTCGCCTGGCGTTTCATGGCTCCGACCGCGAAGAACAAACTGCGGATATCGGCGCACGGCAGTCTGTTGATGGCGTCGGCGGTGATGGCCCGGCCACCTCGCGCAAGCTCGATCATGCGGCTACCATAGCGCGAGATCCCAGCGCTTTGGAACGAAGATGTCTTGCCAATCCCAGCGCCTCGACGTAGCGAAGAAAACCGTGGCACCGATGAAGTACGGCTGGATGATTCTGGGGCTCGTCGGCATCTTCGGGTGCAAGGCCCGCAAGGCGCAAGACAACGTGCAGGCGGGCGAGCCGGCCGCGCTTCAGGGAGAGTCCGCCGGCGACGCCGCCATCGTGAGCGTCTTTGCCGACGGAAGTGTGCCGACGACGATGGTCGCCGCGTTGCGATCGCCGACGCCCATCTTCAGTCG